TATCGTTTCTAGTATCGTGTCCGATCACCCCGTTTAGGGGGCTGCAGTTGTGGTCATTCTGCAGTAGTGTGCATAGTTTACGGGCCCGCTGAAGGGTGTGGAGTAGTTTACCACGCCACCGGGGGCTGCCTCCCCTGCGCACTCAGCTAATTAGTTCGCAGCGCCTACCCAGGATCATAACTGGACTAGGAAATTAATTAGTTAAAGGCACTTTGCCCGAAGTGGCCTTGAGGTCTAGGCACCGTATAGGATATCGAATGTAATGAAGTTTGTTTGGAGTTTTAAGTAATTGTTACTTTGACAACCCGGAAAGACGCGTTGACAACCCAGAAAGACGGGTGACTTTGGAAAGACAACATGACAGGTCGGAATAGACGGCCGTACACCAAACCATGAGTCAAATTATTTTGAATTATGACCTAGGGCTTAAACAACAAACTACTTTTTCTCCGATTAAGATTACTTCCATTGGAGTTCTTCAAGCCGAGATAGTTGCAGATCTTGTGGGTGACATAGGATCTAGCGTAGTCTCGAACTTGACAGAGGCAGCTGTAGGCAGTATCATTGGTTCCGGTTCTGGAAATACTGGACCCAACGACAGACCACAGATATCCACTGTTACTCCAATTTTAAACATGTCTTCGTTTCAGATGAAGACAGGAGAGAACAACACAATGATAGAAAATTCTCAATATTTAGCGTATGGCAAATCTGATGTTGCTTCCTCCAAACACACTAGCATAGGGGCTCTTCTGGGTAAGAAGATACTTTTGTCTTCTTTCGACCAGAAGGTTTCTGATGGACCTGGTACTATTTTGTATGAATCAGAGATAGGATTGGATCCAAACAGGGACCAACAACTACCTGGTATAGTTAGGTCCACGCCACCTTTTTCAGCGATTGGTCAATTTTTTGAAGCCTTTAAATTTGACGCAATCGAGTACACAGTGGTACCTGTTGCCACTGCATTTCATAAATCAACACTAATATTGAGTGCAGCACTGGGCACCACAGCTCCTCAATCATTACAACAAGTTAACAATCAAATGGCTACCACTATTGAACTGGATGGGTCAGGGACACCCCAAACTCTTTCCATTCCATATGCAAGCCCTTACCCTTACTTGTTGACACCTAAAGGGTTATATAATTCTCATTACCGTGGTACTGTTTCCCAAGCTGGATCTGATTTCTTTAGATACATCATGGGGAAGATTCAGGCAACTGTAGCCACGAATTTGACAGCCAATGCAGATGTTGTCTCCCAAACGGTTACATATTTGCTGTACATTCAGTTTAAAGGATTAGAATTTCTACTTCCTAATGGCATGCAGAATACACCCCTCTATAGAAATCCAACTGAAGATCTAGATGCCTTGCACCTAACCTTTGAGCCTGAAAAGGTTTCAGTTAGGGGTAGGCCACAGTCTGGGATTTCTAACAATAACTTGATCATTGGGTCTAGTAAATCTAAAGAGACCACTGTTCATACTCATATAGGAGGTATCCCAGCTAACACGTTTAGTGATTATGCCAGAAGGGAGAATTATACACACTGGTTGACTATCAATCAATTAACTCCAGTTGGACGATTAGCCTCGTTCAATTTCAACGAGTTGCTGTCTAATCAGGCTCGTAGAGCTTTCGAACAGTTTGTTTTTGTGGATTTTTCAGAAGCCCACCTTATTATCAAGGCTATTGTTCAAGGCAACCCTACAGTAAATGGAGCAATTATGAGTAATTTTGTACCACTTACATCTGCTATTGAAGCCACGTATGTTCAAACATCTCCAATGGCAATGTGTATGGTTGACAATGCCGTTTTAACCCAATTAAATGGTATCAACTCTTTTGAGATTGACGTAGACCTTTCAACAATTGTAGGTGGAGCTGCTTACTGCAATCAGCTGGATAAGCCAGAGTTTACGCCAGGCTGCTTCCAGATGAACGTTGTTGCTCCGTATAGAACGGGTTCGGTTGCTTCCCCTGATGCGATAACCGTCCTGATAAGCACTAGGTTAGAAAATGTTAAGTTTTCTACTCCCATTATTGCACCTGATGTCAATACTATTGATGGAACTGCACCAGCATTTGAAAGGATGAAGGTTTCCAATAAAGGTTCATTACAAGCAGCTGTTTCTACAGATGAAAAGTTGGCAGACGTAGTTGTTTCAGAACAGGGTGGTGCTCCTACTCCTGGAATCACCCAAACCACTTCAATTACTTCTGATAACATTGATAAGGCTTTGATGAACTCCTGGTTCCCTGTATGTCAATTTGTGGGGGAAGAATCAGCCACTCCAGGAATCATGAAAGGTGTGTTAGCTCC